GTTCGGCACGTCCGGGATCGTGCCCAGCACCGAGGTCGCCAGCTGGCCCAGCTGGACGGCGGCGGCGACCGCGTTGGCCGACGGCGCCAGTCCCTGGTAGGTCGTCACCGCGCCGGCGGCATCGAGGCCGACGACGTAGTAGATCGCCTGCCCGATCGGCTGGACCGCGTGGCCGGCGGAAAACGCCTGCGCCGCCAGTGCCGCCTTGGCCTTGAAGATGCCGTCGTTGAGGTAGGCATAGGCGCCGGTGGTCTTGAATGTCGCGGCGCCGCCCGCGTTGATGGCGAGGACGGCGGCCGACATATTGCGGAAACCGTGCAGCTCGCGCTCGATTTCGTTGGTGCTGTCGCGTAAGGTAGTCATGGTGTGGTCCTTCGATAGTTGGCGAAGCACCTGCCGGAGCGGGTGCCTCTGTGGTTTAGGCGGTCACTGCCACTTCGGCGCGCACCATCCAGGCGTCGTTCAAGATCACCGCCGACTGCATGGTCTTAAAGCCGATAAAACCCTTCTGTCCCAAAGGATCGGCGCTCGTGGGTTTCGGATTAACAACCATTGGCGTCAAGGCAAACATTCCCTTGAGGGCGACGATGCCGTAGGCGTTGGCCGAGATGTACAGGACCGGGTACACGTCCGCGCTGGTGCCGCTGGTCGAGGTCATCGATCCCTTGGCGCCGCCGGCGTCGAGGAACGGGGTGAAGATGGTCGACGACAGATAGCGCACGTCGTCCACCTTGCCGATCTCGTTTTCATAGGGAACCATCGAACCGTACTTCTCCACCGGGACGAACACGGTCTTGCCGTCCGCGCCCAGCATGTTGCGGATATCGGCCTCGTTGTCCGGGTGGATCAGGCCGATGTACGACTTGGCCACCGCCTCGGTGCCCCAGGCCGGCGTCGACTTGATGACCTTGGTGATCTGCTCGGCGTTCTGGCGTTTCAGCGCCTTCGTGGCCTTGCGCTGCACCGCCAGCGTCAGCACGGTGTTGACCGCGGCGCGGCTCGCGCCGTTGGCGTAGACCACGTTGGTGCCGGCGCGCAGCACGCCGTAGCGCATGCGCTCGATCATCTGCGCGGCCTGTTCGCCCAGCAGGTCGATCGCCTCGCTCAGCACGTTGTCCTCGTGGGTGTCGAGCACGATGTCGCTGATCTGGATCAGGCCGCCGTATTGCGTCAGCAGGCACGGCACGTCCGTGACCGCGATCGGCTGGGCGCTCGGGGTGACGCCCTCGGTCAGCGCGGTCGGCGTGGTGTCGAGCGCGTTGTAGCGGCGGAAGATGATGGTCTTGCTGCTGTTGCCCGGCAGCGCCTTGGACTGGCCGAAGCGCTCGAGCACCATGAAGGGGATCGCGCGCTTCAGCAGCTCTTTTTCTGCGTACGCGGCAGTGCGTGGCGAGATATCGCCGTAGTTGGTGACTGTCATGTGGTTCTCCTGAGTGAACGAAAAATCGGTGGGTTTGCATCAGCGATTTAGCGAACGCCGCAGGGGGCCGGAGCCTGTCCTTCGTGCGTGCTTTTCCAACGACGGGCCGCGGCCGGTCGCACGGAGCGCGGCGCCGGGGCGTATCGCGTTGCGTGGTGCGGGAGGGAGGTCGTTGCGGTGATCCTGTTCAGGCGCGAACAGCAGCGTTTGCCGGCGAAGCGCGCCGGCGGCGTCATAGCAAGTGCCTGATTCCTATGCGGAACAGGCGAATGTCGGTTTTCTGGTGTGATGCCGGTCAGGCTTCGTTCCACGCCTTGGCGAAGTCGTCGGACGCGGCCGGCTCCTGCGGCAGATGGACGCCGGACGAACGCACGCCCTCGGCGGCATCGTATTCGTCGCCCTCGTTGCCCTCGTTGCCCTCGTTGCCCGCGTCGTCCTTCTTGTAGGCGCCCTTGAAGGCGGACAGCATGGCGATGATCTGGCGCGCGCTGCCGCCGTCGATCACCTGCTGCAGCCCGGCCTGGTCTGGCTGGGCGGCCTTCCAGGCGGCGAATTCGGGCGACTCGACGACATCCATGAAGTCGGCGTGGGTGTCGGCGATCGCGTTGAAATGGTTCTGCAGGCGCTCGTTCTTGAGGTCGGCGATGACGCCGTCGACCTGGGCGCAGACGCCGCCGACCGCTTCGCCGGCCACATGCTTGATCAGGCTGGTGAGCTGGTGCACGAAGTCGGCGCCGAAATCTTCGGCCAGCACGGCGGCCGGGTCGTCCGACGCGGCGCCGCCTTCGCCTTCGCCGCCTTCGCCCTCGCCGCCCTCGCCGCCTTCATCCAGCGGCAGGCTCGCCTGTTCGTCGTTGACGCTGGAGTTGCCCATCGCCGCCTCGCGCGCGTCGAGTTCGGCCTGGCGCGCCTTCAGCCGGCCCTCCCACGATTTCAGGCGCTGCTCCTGGTCGACCGGCGCGGCTTCGGCCGCTGGTTCGCCAGCGGGCGCGGCCGCCTCGGCAGCCTGCTCCGCAGCCGGTTCGGCCGCCTCCGCCGCTGGCGACTCGGCTGCTTCTTCCGCCGCCGGTTCGGCCGCTTCTGACGCCGGCGTCTCTGCCGCCGCCGTTTCCGGCCCGAGGCCGAATTCCTCATCCTCGGTCTTGGCCATCTTTGGCTGGTCGGCCTCGTTGAACTGCTCGGCGTACGCTGCGTCGTTCTCGTCCTGCTGCTGCTTGGTGTGCATGGTGTGGGGCTCCTTCTGGTGGAAACGCGGGGAAAACCCGCGTTCAGCGGGCCGGTGCGGTAATTCGGTGGTCAGGCTGGCGTCATGCCGTAGAACGCGGCCAGCAGCGGGTCCGGCGCCGGGATGCGGTGCGGCGGCGGCGCGGCGATCGGCCAGTCGTCGGCGGTGCGGTGGATCTGGCGGCCAGCCGCGCCCGGGCCGGCGCGCGATGTGCGCTGCACCGGCCCGGGCGCGATGGCGTGGACAGCAGCGGCGGCGCGGTCGCGCGCGTCGATCGCGGCCAGGTAGGCGTCGACCAGCGCGGCGTCGGCGGTCAGGCAGTAATGGCCGGCAGCTCCGCCACGGACGAACGAGCTTTCCAGCGTCAGCAACTGGGCCGCACAAAGTTCGCGGATGTACTTGCTGGCGCCGGACAGGGAGTAGCCGAACAGGTCGGAGATTTCGCTGCGCAGCATCGGGCGCTGGCGCAGCGCGGCGACCAGGAGGCGCATGTTGGCGTCGCGCTCGATCGTCGAGGCGGTGCGCCGCACCCGGTTGTCGGTCAGGTCGGCGCTCATGCTTTGGCCGACAGGTGAGGATTGGCGTCGACCAGCACCGCGCGCAGGCATTGCAGCTGGCGCAGCGCGCCCTGCCTGAACGCCAGCGCCTCGGGCGCCACCGTCGCCAGGTCGAGCAGGTGCGACTCGATCAGCGCGTCGTACAGGTGCAGCAGCAGCGCGCTCTGGACGCTGGCGCGGAACTCCTGCAATTCGCCGGTCGCCGCGGCAATCACCACGCGCAGTTCGTCACTGGTTCGCATCATCACCTCCATCGTTGCGCGCTGTCTCGATGCCGGCCGCCTCGCCCACGCCGGCCCCGCCGTGCGGCTGCGCCGCTGCATCCGGCGGCATCGGCACGGGCGCGCCAGGCTGCGGCGGCGTGTTCAGTCCCTGCGGTGCTGCGGGTGTGGTCCCGTCCTGCGGCGCCACGCCGGTCGGCGGCGCGCCGGTGTTCGGCATCGATTGCGGGGTCTTGTCGACGTAGCCGGCCGACAGCAGGATGGCGTCGCCGGCCGGCGCGACGGTCGGGCTGGACGCCGCCACCCCGCCCGCCTGCATGCCGGCATACGCCGCGTCCACATTGGTCTTGATGGCGATCGCCCGCAGCCGTTCGACGTCGGCCGTCATGCGCTCGATCTCTGCCTGCAGCTTGCCGACCGACAGCTGGGCCGTCTGCAATTGCAGCTGCTGGATCTGCTGGGCCATCGCCGCCGCCTGCTTGGCCGCGTCGTTGTTCTGGTCGGCCTGTACTTCTTCCTCGGTCTTGATGACGCTCGATAAGTCGTGCGCCTCGGCGCGCTGGCGCAGCAGCACCTCGCGCTTGATGTAGGGCGCGTCTTCCGGGGCCAGCGTGGTGGCGAACTGGTCGAGCTGCTGGGCGCGCAGTTCCTTGGCCATCAGCGACGCCGTGCCGCGCGCCTTGATGTTGAAGTCGCCCTTGATGCTCTCGTCCGGGTTGAACTGCATGTTCCACTTGTACAGCGACTCGATGAAGGTGCGCGTCACCGCGTCGTAGTTCGTGATCAGGTCCTTCATGACGATCGAGGCGTTCGCCAGCAGCATCGACATGCCCGACGCGGTGCCGGCCGCGCCGCTGGTGGCGTTCTCTCCCTGCATGTAGCGCGGGATCGCGGAAACATCGTCGGCGTTGCGCTTGAACATCTCGACGATCGGCATCAGTTCCTCGAGCCCGTTCGGGATGTCGATGACGCGGATGGCCGGCGCGGTCGGGTCCTGGCCGTTGCGCGGCCAAATCTTGAACGGGTACATGTCGTCGGCGCGCTCGCTGGGCGACAGCAGCGCCATGTTCACTTCCAGCTGCGGGCCGGCGGTCAGCGCGGCGTTGTCGAGCACCATGCGGGTGCCGGCGTTGATCATCGTCTGGTCGTCGCGCAGCACGGCGGCGAAACCGTCGCCGAAGATGCTGGTTTCGTCCTTGTCGCAGTAGTACAGGTGATACGGCCAGGTCACACCGTTGATCGGCTGCAGCACCACCTTGATGATGGTCCCGTCGGGCAGCATCCACACGTTGCTGAAAAACGTCTCGTGCATGCGCGCCTGCGGCACGTCGACGCCGGCGTGCGACAGCAGCTCGCCATCGAGCCAGCCCCACCGCT